TTTTGTTCCAAGATAACTTTGATCTGTTAATATCTTTTGAATATGATCTGAAATCTTTCCATCAAATCTTGTATTTAAAACGGTTTTATAATTAAGAATAGATTCTTTAGAAACTAAATTCAAAGTTACTGCTGTCTTTTGAGTATCTTGTTTAAGAGGGTTAATACTATCAATATATAAATCAACAGAAATCTCAACTCCATTTGGATCAGAAATTTTAAGTTTTGTATTTTCGGTTCCAACTAAAGGCATTCCTTCAATTAATGTTTTTAAACTCCCCTCAACATCAACACTTTTGCCAGTTTCAACATAAATCAAATTAGCTTTAATCGTTGGATTCAGAACACTTTCATAATAATACAAATCAGTTATAATTGTAGATATGTCTTTCTTATTCTTACCGTCATTAGATGTAATAAGACACTGTGCAATATTATAGTCTCTAGATTGTGCAGCAGTAATTGGAGTATTAGCCATATCTAATTTTGTTTATATACTATTTACTACATATAAAGTCCATCTTGAGATGGATCCTTTCCACCCCCACTCATTCCAAATCCGCCACCACCTATAAGAATGACAGAAGGAGGAACTACAGTTACTGTTGATTGTTCTGGAACATAATATGTATTATCTTCTTCTGTTTCTGGGAATCCATCTTCAGTATATTGACTTAAAATAGAGATCAAAGAATTTGCAGCATTTTTTCTTTGAGAGATTGTCTCTACTTGATTTATAATATCATAGAATTTTATTCCAAAAAGTTTTACAGAATCAGCGTCAACAACATATTCTCCTGGATGAGTTAAAACTTTTTGGGTTTTATCTATATATCCCCCGTCGTGTGCCTGCTTAATTCCGCCATATCTGTTTAATACTGAATTTGCATTTGATATTCTTTGCGAATTTGCTTGACCACCAGACCTTTCAAATAATTTTTCCCATTTAATAGCAGCATCTCCTGCATCTTTAACTTGATATGATTTGAATTTATTTAAATATCCACTTTCAATAGACAAATACTCAATTTGAGTCTCAAAAAGATCTGGATTTTTTCCCTGACTTTTTGCCCATTTAACTAATGCAGGCCACCTATATTGCTTATCCCATTGAGCAATTCCACGATGACTCCCATTATCGGCAGTGGGTCTTATATCAGTATAAGATTCTATCATCAAATTACCAACAATTCCGGCAGCGTGTTCTTTTGATAATCCTAAACTTACAAAATAATTAAATGCCTTTTGTTGGTTATTGGATCCAGAAACATTTGCAGTAGGTGTTGCAGCAGTTTCTTTTTCTCTTTTTATTTTCATATTAGTATAATCTTCATCAGTTCCGTGGAGTTTATCTTTTCCTCCTCTATAACCACCATAGAAATAAAATCCATACTTGCTTGCAAGTTGTGCAAGTTTTTCATTAATACCACCTTTTGATTTGCTATAATCATTAGCAACACCAAGAATTCTAACTCTTGCTCCTATAGATTTTAAATACTTTAACTGCTCTTCAACAGAAGTATAATCACCAGTAAAGTTAGCGATACCTGTTGATAGATCAACCAAAGCACCCTTTAGTACATCACCTCTTACTTTTAATATCGCAAGAACAGCAGCAGAACTTCTACCAACCATAGTATCTTCACTTTCAGATCCATTACCAGATCTTCCAGCAAATCCGTGAGCAATACTATCACCAATTACAAACTGCGCTTCCCCACCAAACTTTGCTAATGGATTTTCGCCGCCAGAAGTTCCACCAGAAGATGGTTTTGATTCTTTTTCTCCTGAAGAAGTACTCTTCTTCAACTTTAATTGATTAACTAAATCAGATAAAATTGAGTTTATAGGACTCATAAGAGAGTCTTTTACTAAACGAGATGCCCAATTGGTTATATCAACAGGTCCAGTTCTATCACTAATAACGCTATCAGTTCCGGGAATTTTAATCGTATCCAACATATCATTAATAAAATTATTCATTCCTACACCAACTGCTTTAAAATCACTCTCTGCAGGTTTATCACCAAATAAACTTTTAATACTTATCTCAAGTAATGGATGCAAAAATTTAGAATCAGAAGCAATATCATATGAAGACTTTAAGTACTCATATGAGTTTAAAAATTGTGGGTCAGATGGATTAGGATAAAAAGTTTGGATTTTTGGTACTTTACTTCCTTCATAAGGAATAAGTCCACCTACATCAGATCCAGGATGTAATGGTGCAGTTGGAATAGCAACGACTCTTTTTGCCTTTACCCTTTTACCAACCGTTCTAGTTACCGCTCCAACATATTCACCACCACGGGTCACAGCACCACCAGAAGCATACCCCATAGACTTTACTGCTTGATTACCAAACAAACTTCCAAAAGATCCTTGTTGTTTTGCAAGCATTCCAAAACTCAAGGTATTTACAATCTGTCTTAATTGTTCTCTTATTCTTACATCAAGTTTTCCAAGATTCTCTCTTTGATTTTTTATCCCTTCACTATCACCAGTTAAAGCCATTATACCAAAATTAATCAACTCTACTGCATATCTAAATGGTGCTCCGATAATATCAAGTAAAGTTCCAACACCAGTGGATAAGAAATTGTAAAATCTTAGTCCAGGAATAGCAATCGTATTATAAAATCCAACTTTCAAAAATCTCATAAAAGGGTTTGGATCTTTTTGTGCTTCTGCTAATCCAGCATATGCATCACGCTCCACCTTCGTTGTAAATTTACGAAGTTGGAACATCCCCTCACCCAACGCAGAAGATATAAGACCAACACCAGCAATGGTTCCTGCAGCAGCACGAGCACCAAATTGTGCAGCACCTCTTATTGCTGCTTGCTGTGCTGCTCTTTGTGCTCCTTGTTGAACTACTCTATCTTTTACAACATCAACTGCTTCCATTTGAACATTTGATCTAGAATCACTTTCAAGTAAATCAGAAAAAAGCATACCGGCAATGAACATAGAGTTCATTACTTTATTTGCTAGGTCTAAAGTTCTATTATAATTTTTTAATCCAGCATCACCACCTAAAAGTTTTGCTTGCTGTTTTCCAAAATCAACAACTTGATATACCTTATCTACAAAGGTAACAAAAGAATTCAATAACATTCCAGAGAAGTTTAATATAAAATCACTAAACTTCATCGCACCAATCAATACTCCCTTGAGTTTTGGTAGGTGTGGCAATAGTTTAATTACAAAAGCACCCAATAAAACTTTAAACAAAAAGTTCTTTATAACATCCAAAAATCCAAGTTTTGGAACTGAAATTTTACTGGATACTTGCTTTTCTTTTGAGTCTCCTTTATCTTCTAGTTTCTTTTCTTTTTGCTCAAATCTTTTTTTCTCATTCAAAATTCTTTGCTTTTTGAAAGCAACATCTTTAAATTTATTCTTTTCACCAACAAGTTTCTCTACACGAACAACTTGTTTTTTAATAATGTTTAGGTTTATGAATCTTGGTTTAATATACGCCATTTACTTATCCTCTTGCATAACACATATCTAATTCACAATTTGCAATCTCTTCATTACCACCAAAACCAGAAGAAGGAGACTGAATATATGTTGGAGGAGACATCACTACAGTATCCTTTACACTTTCAACTACAACATCAGGTCTTTGATCTATCTTTCTTCCAGTATATTCACTCAAATGCTGTATAAGTTGAGAAGATTTTTGTGCTCTTTGGCTTTCATTCTCAACATTATTAATCATAGAAAGAAAAGGCACTCCACCAAATAAATCAACAGAGTCTTTATCAATAACATACTCACCTTTATGAAGAAGTCTGATACCACCAGAGAGTGTTGGACCACCACTTTGCCTACCAACAGAAATATATTTTCCATAAGGCATAGGGTCTCTATCACCACCATATCCAGACAATGCTTTATTTACTTCAAAGTGAATATGTGCTCCAGTTGATGCTCCAGTGCTTCCCACATATCCAAATATTTTACCTGCTGGAATTTTTTGTCCAGGTTTATAATTGGGTGGTTTAAGCATATGTGCAAATCTAAAATACAAATTACCAAGAGAAGGAATTTGTATATCAATAAAATTTCCATAACCCCCTTCATATTGTGGGGGAGGACCCGCAACACCTTCAACATTTAATGCTATTGGTTTTCCAGAAGGAGCCCCAATGTCTAAACCACCGTGCTTTTTCATTTCACCAGTTATAGGATGTTTTCTCATTCCATACCCAGAAGTAACAGGATATCCACTTATATTACCACCAGCAGTTGCTCCAGCCGCTTGCACTTCTCCAGGGTCTCCACTAGGAACTTCAGGATCACATACACAATCAGAAACATTAGCAGCAGGAGAACTTGGAGAAATTTTAGCAGCAGTTGGTCCGCTTTGACCTTGATACTTTGCTACGCTTGCACGATACCTTCCAACAAATCCATCAGTTGCTGCATTTCTCTCTGCACCACCGGGAAGAGAAGTCCAAGTTCCACTCAATTTATTAGCAACTTTTAATGGATTAGTTTGAAGGTCTCTGATAATACCACTAGCACCATAACCATAAGCATCAATAGCAAGTTGCCAGGCTGCTCTATCCTGATTAGCAGGAGAAAAATCAGTTAATCCAAGTTTTTTAGCAAGATCATCCCAAGTAGTAGATAAAAATTGATAGCGTCCAGCAGCGTTGCTTGTTAGTCCAGGTCTCCACGGGATAGGTTCATCTATTCTTGGGTGATCCTTAAATCCACTAAACGTCTTACTAGGAAATCTTGAATTATATCCACCAGATTCTGATCCAGCAATAGCATCTAAAAGTGCTTTTCCTTCTGGTGGTATTTCTCCTGCAGCAATTTCTCCAGTAGAACCCTCTGTAGGGCAACACTCAACATTCTTTTCTGCAGTTTTTACTACTTCGGGTACTTTCAATCCCAATTGATTTCTCAACTGACTTTCAATTCGTCCAAAAATATCACTCAAGTTTTTAGTAATTTGAGATTTAATAATAGGAGTTATACCATCGCGTCCTAAAATAGAATATACCTGACTATATGCAGAATAATTTTCTTCAGAAACCCCCGTCATTAAAACAGAAGATAATGAACCAGATACCACATCATAATCTTTATTTGTTATTCTATCTCCCAATAAAGATTTCACAGTTAATCCCGCAACAGATCCAAAACTTCCTGCACCAGATAACTCAGAATAAGACTTAATTAAATATTCATACTGATTCATTACTCCATCATCACCACTATATGGAAATATTTTTGTGATCATTTGCTGACCACCTACAGAAGAACCAGCATTTAAACCAGGAAGTTGTTGATTAAATGTTCTTGGAATCGGAACTTTATCTTCATCACCAATAGTTCTTGTATATCCACCTCCAGCAAATTTTTTAATTACCATACCTCCACGATAATATCCCATATCCTTTGCTGCTTTCTCTCCATAAAGACTTCCAAAAGATCCAGGTGTTTGCAACTTTTGAGAGAATCCTTTCATACCCATAAGGTTAAACAAAGGTGCAAGTACAGAGAAATGTTCTCTGATACCATCACGAACTCTTGCATCAAATTTTCCTAAGTTTTTATTTTGTTCCTCCAATCCTTTTCTATTATCATTTAATTTCATTACTGCAGCACGAATCAATTCAATACCATACCTAAATGGAGCACCTACAATATCAAATAAAGTACCAACGCCATTCAATATCCATAAAGAAGGTCCAAGAGTTGCAGATAACCATCCAAAAAATCCTTTCTTTAAAAATCTAGTAATTGGATTTTTTTCTTGATTTGCCTCTGCTGATTTACCACTCGTCCAACCTTGAAGTTGTTTTCCAAACTTTTTAATTTGAAACGCACCTTCTCCTAGAGCAGAAGAAAGTAATCCTGCACCAAGAACAATTCCAGTAGCACCCAAAGGACCTATTGCTGATCTTATACCTTGTTTTGCTGCTTGTTCTGCTGTTTTTTCTACTGCTTCTTGTTTTAATTTGCCTTCAATAAATTCTTTACCTGAATCTAATACACCACCAGCACTACCAGTTGATTGCCCAACTCCACCAAAATCACTGAATAACATTCCAGCGATTACAATTGAATTTAATAAAGAATTTGTTTGATTTGTAGCACCATCAAGAGCATTAATAGCTTTCTCTCCACCAAGAGTACGAACCAGTTTTCTTGCGTTATCTGCTGCTTGATATCCCTTATCAACAAAAGTCACCAATCCATTCAATAATTTTCCACTTACATCAAGTATAAAATCACCAACTTTAAGCATTAATAAAAATACTTTAGTTAATTGTGGAAGATATTTTAAAAGACGAATTGCAAAAAAACCAAGAAGAACACTAGTAATAAATTGTTTTAAAGAATCCAAAAACCCAAGTTTTTTACCTAGTTTTTTTATAGGTCTTCCAATAAACTTAAGAGTTTTTTCTAATGTGTTTTCATAATTAACTCTTCTTTCTCTCTCATCATTTTTTCTTTTATCATCAGAACTCTTTTTTTGAACAAGCAAAGATGACTTAATCAGTTTTTCCTTTGCAATAAATTGTCCTTTAAGAGACTTAAAGGTTAAGGTAAAAGGAGAAACTATCTTAGCCATCACTTAATACCTAAAGTATTCTTAACTTTTCTATTAGATCCAGAAGAAGCTGAGAACTTAGGAACTGATGGAATAGAACCACTTCCTCTTTTTCCACCCATTCCACCACCAGCAACTCTTGGTTTTGTTACTACTTTTGGTGCAGGTTTTGGTGTAGGAGTAATTGGTCTTTTTTTAGGTGCAGTCTTTGCTAACCTCGCTCTTTTTTTTCTATATGCTAAATCATTTTGAGTATCTTTTAAATTTCCCCCCATTTGTTTCATCATTTTCTTTTGAGTCTCTACACTTGCACCTCTTGCTTGCAAAGACTCTAAAGAGTTTACCATCGCAACTTTTTGTTTTTGCATATCAAGTTTTGCGTCATTATCTTTATATGCACCTGGATTTATCATCCTACCCAACATTTCAAATGGATTGGTTGTTCCTGTACCTGCTTTTGGTCCCCTAACATATACAGGTTTTCCGCCTCTCATCGCTTTATAACCAACAAAAGGTCTTCCTTTATTGTCGGTCATAATTTGAGTCTTGGGCATATCTTTAAATGATTGTTGTTTCAACCTATATCCACCAACATTTTTTCCCCCTTTAACATCACCAACACCCATACCCTCTAAAATTGCTTTAGCACTACTAGACAATTTCTCAGAAGAAGAAACTTTTCCTAACCCAACAACCTTATCAAATAAACCACCAAATCCTTTTTGCCAACTTTCTTCTTTTTGAATAAGGTTTCTTAAATTTTTTATTTTTTTATCTTTTTCGCTATCAGTTAATTTTTTTGCACTGTCTATTCTTTCCGCAATCATCATTGCGTCAATTTTTTCAAATCCCTTTTCCATTAAATAATTTGCAAGCATTTGAACTCCAAGAGATTTAATTCCAGCAATTCCGCCAGGAACATTCATATTAGTTCTTATAGACTGCATCGGAGGTCTTACATTTGTAGATAAATTAGGTGAAGGAGTTCTTGTAAGGGAAGATCCTGCATTTACATTTACCTTTACATTTGGAGATCCTGAAGATGGAGGAGAAGGTGGTGGTGGAGAAGTTGTTGATGCGGTAGGCATTTTATAAACGCCTTTTTTCATAGCAAGTTTTTTCAACTTTTCATAATTACTAATGTGATGAGAATTATTTGGATTATATACATATTCTCTTGATCCGGAAATTCCTCCTGTAGGAACAGACTCCTTAGCAGCCATTCTTCTAAGGTCATCATCACCAACAAATCCACCACCAAAAGCGTGAGGAATACCACGAATAATTTTTGGTTGATTTGTTCCGCCACCAGCAGCATTCATTGCTTCAAGAGTATTCACCCCAAACTTTTGAACTGCACCACGAGACATAACAAACTCACCATCAGTAAGCATCGCAGGGACTTTATCAATTCCCTTCTGTCCAGAAACAACACCACTCATTCCTTGCATCAAACTTGCAAGACCACCAGATCCAAAGAATGATGTGAATGGGTTTATCTTAGAACCAATACCCGATGTTGCTGAAGAAAATAGATCTTTTATGCTTGCAAATCCACCAGTATATACACCAAGAGCAGGAACTGCGGGTGCTTCTGGAACATCAACTTGTGGTGCATTTCCACCACCCATCATCTTATCAACTGCAATTCCAGTTGCTACTGTTGCTCCAGCAGCAATCGCACCCTTAAGAAGGAACCCCTTTACTCCACCAAGTTTTCCACCACCAGCAAATACTGAAGCAATACCTTTTCTCTTTAATATCTGTCCTGTTAATATTGCCTTAGTTAGTCTTGCTGCAACAACAACTAGTCTTGCAGTAACACCTACAGCAATACCAGCAACTTTTCTAACTATCCTACCAAAACCAGTACCAAATAAAATATAACCAGCAACAAGAGAAGGCCACCAATCACTCAAGAACCGCATAATAGAGCGGATCTTTCCTCTGTTCTTTTCGTCAGCAAACCAATTTAATAATAAAATAAGTGCTCTACCAAGAAATATAGTTACAAAAAACTGTATAATTTGATCTAATATACTTTTAACTGGAGCAACAACCGCACTTGCAACATTCTTTACTGTCGCAAATGATCTTTCTAAACCTAATTCTATTCCCTGTCTTCTTGTTCTTTCTTGATTTCTTCTTGTCTGATCAGCATCTTTCCTTGTTTGTACAATCTGATTGGAAAGAAGTTTAATAATATTTGTAAGGGACTTTGATATGTCTTTAAGAAGTGCAGTATCGGCAGGAGAAGCAACAAGTTGTTGTTGAGGTGCAACATTGGTTGCTTGAACCGTTGTTGTTCTACCCATCAATTTTTGCTGATTTACCGTCATTTTGCTCTATCTCAGAATTGTGAGCTTTGTTGTTGCTGTTTTGTTCTTTCCTCTTCAAGGTGTTGCTCTAAAAGAGCAACATAAACATCCCTTTCCCAAGGAATCATATTTTCAATTTCCCATAATGAATATTTATGGTACTGAATCAAAGCAAAATTAAGCCTGAAATAGTTTTCAAGGTCCATATGGACCATTCCTATGCGAAAAAAGATGCTAACCCTTCAAGCACGACCTCACTTTCCACCTGAGTTTTTGGATTTACAATAGTAATTTTGTGAGAAAGTTTAGGCATTGTTTCAAAGAACTTTTCAATCTGCTTAAACTGAGAGGAATTCATTTGATCTAAAAATTCATTAAGTTCTTTTTTAGTAACATCCGCAGTAGACCAAACTTCATCTTCGGTATAAATTTTATCAATACAAGAAGCAATCAAATCAAATGACTGATCCATCGCATTTTCATTTTTAAAATCAAAATTAGTCTTAATAAACTGTTCTAATGATGGATACTTCATCTCCATCATAATAGAATCATCTACTTTAATTTTATTAGTATGTTCTTCATTCTTTTGAACTTTGATATCATCTAAATTAATGCTTACTGTAGCATTTGTTTCATTATCGTCGGGGCAAATAATATTAACTTCTACTTCTTCACCAACAGATTTACCACGAATATTAAGGAACAAATATTCAATATCAAATGTCGGTAAAGTCTCTACTTTAACATCTTTCGTTAAAATACAATTTTTAATAACTACTTTAATAGCATTAGTAATTTGCTTATTATCTTCACTTTCTAAAGCAATTACTAAAAGTTTTTCTTCCTTTACAAGAAAGGGTCTATAACGAATTGTCTTTCCAGTTGAAGGCAATTCAAGTTCATAAATTGGTGTAGAAATCTTAGGTAAAGGCATAATGTCCTATAGAAAAATCAGGTGTGATTATTTAGATGATATTAAAGAGTTAGTGATCTTTCTGCAGCAAGAGCAGAATCAATATCTTGTTGTGTTATTTACCCCACAGTATTACCAGATGCATTTGCAACGGACAGAGGAACTCCTCCAGTAGTTAATGCACCAGTCCCTTCAAGTCCAGATAAATTCAAACTACTTGGACCAACACTAAATTGTGCATTATTAAATTCTGATTGATTCCATGGACTTGAAAGATCGCCAGTTGCTGAAGAAGAAGATGATCCTTCGTCCGTATGCTTAGGTTCACTACCAATACCAGATGGATATAAAATATATCTAATATAAGAAAAAGATACTGTACATTTTAATAAAGAAGATGAATCATAAGAAATTGGCATAGATGAAACAGAAATTGGAAAAGCATTAATAAATTCATATTGTAAAAAATTTTTATAATCTCTTTCAAATTTTGTAATTTTTAGTCCTTGTTTTGCGATATAAAAATCAGGGTAGTTTAATCTGTAATAATAATTTGGAGATACAGAACCAGGTCTACCACTAGGAATCTTTGGATCAGAACCAGTAATACTTTCTCCAACAACATACTTCATCCATACTTCAAAATATCTAATTGGTAAATAATTCTCAGCATCAACATAAAAAGTCATATCAATTCTATCATCATAAATTCTTCTATTTGCGTGCCTTATAGTAACTCCGTGATAATCCCCAGTAATATCCATTGTTCCAATATTAGATCCAGGCAATGAAGTTTCACTGCACATCAAATTTAAAACTTCTTGCTTAATTCCGGCAAATTGTTGCAATCCATTTGCACTCAAATACTCTGGATTGTTCTGAAGTCCAGGAGGAATAGGTATTTCAACCTCATAATGAGAAGTTAGTGCAGGTTGTAGTAATTTTAATTTAATATTATCTACTGACCTTTTGGTAGGCATTTATAAATACTTTTTGATCGTATATATTATGTAGTAAGGATAATGGCAGAAAGTAACAAAAGCATCTATAAACCGTCATATCCACAAAAATATATTGGCAATCCCAATAATATAATTTGCAGAAGCAGTTGGGAAAGAAAATTTTGTCGTTGGTGTGATTTAAATTCTAACATTATCTCCTGGGGCAGCGAAGAAATTCATATAAAATATTACGATCCAGTAAAACAAAAAGTAAGAAACTACTTTCCAGATTTTATTATTAAAGTTAAAGAACAATCCGGAGAAGTTAAAAAATATATCATAGAAATTAAACCAAAAAAACAAACAGTTCCACCAAAACCAAGATCAAGAACGACAAAATCATATCTACACGAAGTTTATACATATGCAACCAATCAAGCAAAATGGAAAGCAGCAGAAGAATTTTGCAAAGATAATATGATTGGATTCCGCATAATTACCGAATCCGAATTGGGGATCAAATAATGGCAGAAGGATTTGGGCAATATAATCAAAATGTTCCTCCAAGAATGAGAGAATTGAGAAAAAGAATTCTTGCTGCAGAAACAAATGATCCAGAAGATTTGATGATTATTATCATAGAGGTTTTAAAAGATGAAGCACTATATCCAGAACCAGGAAAGTTTTATACCTTTATATACAATGCAAAAACTCCAGGTCTTGAATATGATCAACACCCACTAATTGCTTGCACTTCAATAGAATCTTGGGGGTTTAAAGGAATCAATTTTCATTGGAGACAACAAAGACAATACACTTGGCCAGAAGTTGCAGGAAAACTACACATCGTAAAATATGAAGAACTTGATGAGATGCTTTCTATCCCTTATGCAAAATTCCGTCTAAATAAATAAAACTCATCATATTCTCTATATCGGAGAAATACTTTAATGGGAGCAGCGACAGCACCACCTTGTTCACCTGGGCAAATATGTAGCGAACAATTTGGAACAAAAGTTGATGGTACAAATTTATATTTTTCCACAGCAACAACTATAAGTCCAGATAATAAAGGGACAACAACTCTGAATTACTGGAATGGATCAGAATGGAAAGCTTCCGCAACAAGTGAAAATGGAAAACCATTTACTCCGACAGCAGATAGTCCTTTAAGTGATTCTGCAAAACTAAGTTTAAAAAGTGGGGACCTTGGAAAGAATGCATCTGCGGCAACTTCACAAAGTTTAGATAAAGCAGGCGTTCCAAAAACAACAAAAGATAATATTGCACCCGGATCAAAAAATCAAGCACAAAATACAGAAGGAGGAGATGGTACTGGAGGAAATACAAAACCAACTGCTGCTGATCAAGAAAGTTTCGGAAAAGAAAACGAATCTTTTAAAGAAGGAACAAGACTTGAATATGGAGATGCAAAATATCCATTAGATTTATCTTCCGAAAATCAAGACTGCATTAAATTTTCTATTCTAGAATATAGACCATCTTTAGCACAATCTCAAGGAGGAACCGCTACAAATTCATTTGCAGGAGCGCCAAGAGGAGTAACCATAGATAAAAATAGAAATCCAACTGTAGGATCTAAAATATTAGGCACAATAACTCTTCCAGTTCCTGCAGGAATTAATGACAACAATCAAGTTAGTTGGCAAGAAGGAGAATTAAATGTTTTGCAAACAAAATTTGGTTCAATAGCAAATAGTTATATATCACAAGGTACTGAAGGGGGAGGAGCGGCATTAAATAATGCCGCCGGAAGTTTTAGTGAAGCAGTTAAAAGCGGAGAAGCCCAGCAAGGTATTGCAGGATTAATCGCAGGACTTGCTGTTAATGCAGATAAATTCCAACAAAGAGCATACGGATCTATCTTTAATAACAACTTAGAACTTCTTTTCACTAGTCCCTCATTAAGATCGTTCTCATTTACTTTTAAATTATCTCCAAGAAACGCTAAAGAAGCAAAAGAAATAATGAAGATTATTCGCTTCTTTAAACAAGCGATGTCTGTAAAAAGAAGTAAAGCATCTCTTCTTTTAAAATCTCCACATACTTTTGCAATTTCATATTTAACTTCAAACAAGCAACATCCTTACTTAAATAAATTTAAAGAATGTGCTTTAACTAATTTTGGTGTTGATTATACTCCAGAAGGTCAATATATGACTTATATGAGTTCAAATATAGATGAAAGATCTATGATCTCATATAATATAACATTACAGTTCCAAGAACTAGAACCAGTATTTGATGATGAATATGGCAATGAAACTACAATCACAAATATAGGTTACTAATATGTCTTCTTACTTCAGAAATCTTCCATCTTTTGAATATGTTAGCAGACTTCCAGATGCTAAAATTGGCGATTATATTCAGGTAAAAAACCTTTTTAAACGAGGAAATATTCGTCCAGATATTTTTCAAAATGCAACATTCTTTGAAAAATATAAAATTGTTGGTGATGATAGACCAGACAATGTAGCATATAAAGTTTACGAAGACTCTAAGTTTGATTGGATAGTTCTTCTTTCAAACAATATCGTAAACATTCAAACAGAATGGCCGCTAACTCAAGAGTCTTTTGATACTTACTTAAAAGAAAAATATGGAGTTGGACTAACTACAGAAGAAGAAATTTATAATAACATCTACAATGGAGTTCATCATTGGGAAACAAAAGAAATCAAAAATAGTCAAGGAGTAACTATTGTTCCTGCAGGACTTCAAGTTGATTCAGAATTTTCAGTCAATTATTATGATTTCTTTATTGATCAACAAGTAGATAGTGGAAATATATCAATTCCAATTATGAATTATGAATATGAAGAAAAACTTGAAAATGAAAAAAGAAATATCTACGTTCTTAAACCAAGATACTTAAATATTATTCGTGATGACATGTCAAATATGATGCTATACAAAGAAGGGTCCAGTCAGTTTAAGACTGAGACCCTTAAGCGTGCTGATAATATACGCTTATTTAATTAATAATGTTTCCACTCTGTAAGTCGCAAAATTATTTATACAAGAAAAGGTGCCGAAGCACCCTTCCCACCTATAATGCGACTTACAGGTATTTGTATTTATTACTCAGCAAGTTTTGAAAAGTATGCAAGTGCATCATCTTCATCTTCATCATCCTGAGTAATCTTAGGAAGTGAAAGAGACTTGGAACGAGCATAGGATTGCTCCAGTTCTTCCACAACACGATCTTGAGCGGAAGGAGTAGAAGAATACTCTTCAAGTTCATCTTCTTGCTCTACAACCGCACGGGAACGAGTTGGAGAAGCAGTCTTCAGACCCAGAACCATATTCATACGACGCTCAAGTTCTTCATAGGACTTGAACTGATCAGGAGCAGTGATAGCAGTCAAAGAATACTCTTTCTTCCAGATGGCTTCCAGAGCATCGTCATCATCCAGTAGTGGTTCAACAGAACTAAATTCTGACTTGTCGTAATTCCAATACCCATCTTTCTTTACGATCTTGAGTTTGAAATTAGCACCCTGCCAGAAGTCAAATGGATTGATAGGAGTTTCATCCTCAAACTCAGGTTGCATTGCTTCCATAATCTTATCAAAGATTTTCTTACCATACTTGTAAAGAAAAACTTTACCTTCGTTCTGAGGATTTGCAGGATCTTTTACAACGTAGATATTGCTATAATAAGAAAGTTTACGCTTTTGCTTACGAACAATTTCTTTGTTAGTTTCAGAACCAGTATTCCAAAGTTCGCGGTTGTATTCACCAAGAGGATCTTTCTGACCAATCGTAGTCAGAGAATTTTCAATATACCAACCACCAGGGCCTTGGAAAGCGTGAGAATAGATCTTTGCCCAAGGAAGTTCTTCACCTTCAGGGGCAGGAAGGAAACGAAAAACAGCAAAACCGTTTCCAGTTTTGTCTATCTCAGGTTTCCAGAGACGATCATCTTCTCCAATGCTTGCGGTGCTCATCTTTTCGACTTCTTTTACCAATTTGGAAGTCAGAGAACCCAGTTTAGATTGCTTTTTAAGTAATTCAAAAGACATTAGGATTACCTCGTATTAGTAGGATTTGGCCTTTGTGTACTTCGTTATTCTACAGGTCTGAACCCATTTTGTCAATCTGTTCTTTCATTATATCCAGCATTCTGGACATATTATTGAAAATAACATTCATATCAATGTTTGGAGGCATACCCATCATAATTGCAGAACTCACAATACGCTCTTTCATTTCTCTTGCTTCAGAATCATCAGATAAACTCAGTCTTGTATAAAGAACTTTTTGTTTATCTAAAAGTCGTTCAAGAACTTCAACGTGCTCAATTTTTTCTCCTTTACTCATCGTAGGAAATTTAAAAATATTTCCGTAGATTTGTTCCTGAAGTTCTGCAATTTCAGTCATCTCTGCACGGACAACTTCGGAACTAAAGAAACTCATTGATCCTCCAAAACAATTTCTTTTAAAATTTTACGAATAAGAAATACGTCAGTATTTATAAAAGGACTGTATTTTTTAACTCTACGACTGACGGTTTCCCACACTGGATCTTGAAGTTTTTTATCAAAATTTTTCGAATATGCAAATACTTTATCCAAAAGTACCATCGTTTCAAGAGATACCTGACCGCTCAAATGTTTTTTTAAGAGAACAGGATGCCCCTTTGAACATTTGAATACATCTTGAAATTTATTTTCTCCAAACAGAGATTGACTTTCCTCTTTAAAAAAATATGAAAGAGATTGAATTTTTTTCTGCCATTGTTGATATCTTCCCTCTCCCTCTTTAATCATCTCACCAATCCAAAGTGTTTCTGGATCTGGACAGGATACAAAATTAGAAACAAAAAACTCTACAACTTCCTGATCTGATTTTTGTCTTGAGATCTTTTCAAACCACATCCTGTCCTTCCGTTTGTAGAAAGACTGAACAGTTGCTCTGACTTTTTTATTATACTTAAAATAATCGTAATTATCTTTTGTAAAATGATTTTTTAGAGCAAGGTATTCGCGGTAGGCATCGTAAGGCATCATTCAAAAAAGTAATATAGGGATTTTTTGCCGGGAAAATTTTCTTCCCAAAAATGAATCAAAAGACTAATTTTGCTCTAGAAGTCTTCTTGAGAAAATTAAGTTCCATTGCTTCGTACTTAATTTTTTCCTTCAGTGGTTTTGAAATCAACTTCGGAACAGATTCTAAATCAATACTATTTTGTTCGCAAAAATGAATAATAGCATCAATGTAATTCATTTCTACATTTATTTGCACAAGATTTTCAATTTCTTTTGCAAAACGTGATGAACAAAAGAACTTATTCTCTATTGCTTTTTCTAATTCATTCTCCATCTGACCCAGTATTGTGATGTACAAATTCTTTAATATACCGAACTAATAACTTAATATAGTCTCCTTTGTTTCTTTTGTCAAATACCTTGACTTCTCCCCCAGGAGTAACCATTAAAGTAATGAGTTTCTCAACAACTTGTCCTGTAAGTTCATAATATGCAGCAGCATAAAACGTTTCCTGAACAAAATAATTTTCAATCCACTTCTCTGGTTTAATTTTGTCTGAAGTCTTAAAGTCAATTACTGCTAATTCTCCTTCATATTCAGCAATACAATCAACTCGTCCAGCAAGTCCAAGGTATTGAGAGTAAAGAGTTCTTTCAATCGCGTGAATATTATTTATCTTATCAAGATAAGGTTTTGCATGATAAAACATATGCTTTGTTAGGATTTGATAATCATCCCAAACAAGTTCTTTATTTTCAAGATAATCCTGACAGACTTGGTGAAAATCAGTTCCTCTTGCTGTTGCTTTCTTTGTGATACGATTCGCCTCTTCAAGTCCTACACGCTTTCGCCAATCAATAAAGATTTGGCGATTGTAGAATGAAGTAACTGAAGTAATTGAGGGCACCCACTGACCATCAGGAAGATTGTATAAGCGGATGCTTTCTGTTGTTTTACATTCTAGTTCAAGTTCACCTAAAAAATTACAATGAATAAAACTCATACACCTACTTCCATTTTTGCAAGGATATATTCTTTCACAAATCCAGAGCGAACAATATCATCAACTCCAAATTCAATAATATCAATTGAAGGCATAATACGAAGAACCTTCATAAAATCAATGATACCATTCCTCTCATTTGTTTTAATCAAATCAGTTTGAGTAGCATCACCACAGAACATAATTTTGCTGTTCTCACCTACACGAGTAATTATACTATCAAGTTCGTGATAGTTCAAGTTTTGAAACTCATCTACAATGATAATTGCATTATCCAGAGTAGTTCCGCGAATAAAAGAAGTAGACCAAAAACTAATAGTTCCTTGAGTTTTGAGGTTTCCATAGAGCATCTCAAAAGATGCGTCGTCTGGCATTTGGAACATATACTTTACCATATTCTTATAGGGAATCTGATAAAGTGAGGATTTATCTTCGTGATCTCCAGGAAGAAAACCAATTTCACGAGTTGCAACAAGAGATCTTACAATATAAATTTTTTCATAAGGAGTTCTTTCGTCCAAAACATCTTGAAGAGCATTATAAAGAGTGATGAAAGTTTTACCTGTTCCTGCACAACCATAAGCAACAATATTTTGTCCTTTTTCGTATGCTTGATATAAAAGTTTTTGATTATCAGTAAGAGGTTCAATATCCCTCATTAAATCTAAACAGATTGGTTTTTTGCGCTTCATTTGTTTAGCGGTCATTCCAACACCAATTGGTTGATCTTCTACTCTTTTTCTTCTTGCCATATAGTGAAATTAGATTTTTTTGACTTTTGAACCAGGCATTTTTGCCGCACGACCTAAAACATCATTCCATCCAGGGTTTTTTTGAACTAGCTTATTTTGCCAGTCTCCAACCTCTCCTGGAGTTGCACATCCTTCAGACCAATCCCTTTTCCATTCAGGATTGTCTTTATACCACTGTTGAATGTCGTGAACACTCATCTCAATGACTTTTTTTTCACCAGTTTCTTTATGAACAATTGGATAAATCGCCAAGTTTATTCCTCCATTTTATATGAGAATATTTAGTCTATACGAAGTGAAGGTTGAATGCTTTCACAATCATCACAGTTATCACGAGTCCAACCAAGAGCAGAAGAAACTGCTGGGAATTTACAAGTAAAAATACAACGAATTGCCTCAGCAATATCCATATGTTCCTTTTGTGTGCCATGTGCAGAACGAAGATCAATATAATGAACCCATGACCTTACAGAACCAGTCATATAGAGTCTTGTGGGCGTTGCTAAGGGCAATACAAACCTTGCACACTCTTTTGCCACACCTTTGTCTAGAAGGCGATTGTAGATCCTTAGAGACTGCTCAAAATGCATTCTGATGTCTTCTAGCAAAGTGAGTTTCAAATAATCAGGAAGATCATCAATACTGTTTTGACGATTCTTAATATCCTGGCGACGTAGTTCTGGAAGAGGAATAGTTTCATTCAGAAGATTTGTATCTGCATACCGTTGAGAAAACTCCTGAAAAGTAAAGCTCCTATGACGTAGAATCTGTGCTGCAATACCCCTTGTCGTATTAATCTCTACAGTCATTGTTGCTTGCTCAAAGATACTCCAGTGTTGATGTTGAATGCAATACTTAAGCAGTCCAGAGAACTTTTCGTTTTCTTGGTTAGAAGGGTTTGAAACTCTAGCACAGTATGCCATATGCTTTTCGGCATCTGGTGTGACAGATATAAATTTGACTTCTGGTTTCATATATTCAAATTCGTCAAACATTGTACTCATCTTCCTCATCATAAAATACTTCGTCGTAATCGTTAATATAAGGTGCTATTTCCTCATAGTCTGGTTTGTAAGACTCCTGATCAGAGTCTAATTCTTCTTTAAGACAATTTACTAAAGACTCAAGGTTTCTTACAATCAATCTAAGCTTTTCTTTATCCATTCCTTATGAACGCTGACAAAGCTAATTATACACAAAAAAAGAGGGGTAGTCAAGACCCCTCTTTTTTTTTATTTCAAATCAAAAGATAACTTTATCAATTGCTTTATACCCTTTATGTTGTCTTTTTGTATTTAAAGTTTTTCTTAAATTTCCTTCATTTAAATTTTTTTCTCTACAAAATTGATTTATATTTTTTACATTATAAACGTGTCCAGTATCTAATTTTTTGATAGACCAGATATATTTGCATTTAGAATGCTCGGTATTTTTTTGTGGAGTAACCCATTCAAGGTTCTTTAAACTATTGTTTAATTTATTTTCATCAATATGATTTACTTGCAAATTTGAAAAATTTCTGTTGAGGTATGTTTCTGCAACTAATCTATGAATTTGAACCGTTTTAGATTTGCACAAATACTGAACACTTGTACAAAGATATCCATCTTTATCCTGGTGATATTTTAGTTCTTTTGGTTTTGAGTAATCAATTTTTGCTGGATTTCTTCCATTTCTCTGCAAACAACTATAAACTTTACCATCTTCACTAATAATATAACCTCTATAAAGGGGATGTTCTTTCATCTTTCTATGCATTCTAACTTATATCTTTGTGGATGTAACTGTGCAATAATTATATCACATCCTATTTTAGGATTGCAATCTCCACAAGTATAAACATCAACTGCTGCTTTACCTTCTTCTGGCCAAGTGTGAATACTAATATGACTTTCTGCAAGAAGAGATAAGACGGTACATCCTTGTGGTACAAACTTCTTTGAAATAGTCTGAATCACAGTTGCACCGCTTGCTATTGCTGCACACTCTAATAAGTCAATGAGACAACGCTCGTCGTCCAAAAGGACAAACGAGCATCCATACAAGTTAAGTAGATAATGCTTTCCCATTTTACAGTGGATTTTCTTCCGCTTCCTTAATCAATGAACTCACAATGTCTTCTGTGCCGTCCATTGTTTTGATAGCATACAGAGATGACTTTTGATATTTTTTAATTTTTTTATATTGTTTTAAAACAATATCTATATTGTCT